TAGGGGGATATCCACACTACTTGGGAACTTAATAAAACGTGATACACAATTTGCAAGTACATTACTGATAGTAAAAGCAAATCTTATACGAGCATTTACACCAATATTTCAAGTTATACTTCCATGGATCAGGGCGCTAGGGCGTGGACTTATTTGGATTACGAACCTTATTATTAAACTAATTAACTTTTTAGCTGGTGGAGAACTTATAAAGCCGATTGAAAGTGTAAAAGAAGCACAAAAAACAGTACAAGATTTTTATAAGATTGCAAGTCCGAAAAAAGCCATGTTTAACCTTGAAAAGCCAGCAAAGCAAACAAAAAGAATAAAAGATAATGTCAAAAAAACAAAAAAAGAGGTAAAACAAACTAGAGAATTATTAGCAAGTTTTGATAAATTAGAAGTATTAAAAGAAGATAGTTTGAAAGCACTTGAGGCATTAGCTAATGATCCTTCAATTGATGTGAACGTTAATGGCCTTGATAACATTAAAGACATGGAGGTTAATTTAGAGCCGGAGATTGATGAAGAATCTGTAGAATCTCAAATAACGAATGCACTTAGGCAAATGGAAATGCCACCACTAGATTTTACTATAGATGAAGATGCACTCAAACAAGATATTAATGGTCTTCAGTTACCAACACTCGACTTTAAAATAAATTATGATGATATAAAAATGCAAAATTTGTCAAGAAGCCTAACTGTTATAAGGGATGTTATTATAGGAATTGGGGTTGCAATTGCAACGTATAAAATCATAAAAAGCATATCTACTCTAGCCTCAATCGGGGCTGCGATGCTGAGCCCAACTGGCTGGATCTCATTAGCAGCTGGAGCTTTAGCATTAATTGTTTTGCATTTCGAAGATATTGTAAAATGGTGTAAAGAGATAGCAAATTATTGGGGACCAAGAATTCAATATTTTTTTGATGATTTCAAAAGAGGCCTTGAAGATCTTATCAGGAAAATCAAAAAAGGTATTGAAGAATGGTTGGGGCCATTTGGTAAATTCCTAGACTTACTTATTAATGGAATTGGCTGGGCATTTGAACAACTGCGCGGAGGATTAGGTGGGCTAGTACCTAATCTATCGAATCTTTCACCTAATTTCAAAGGTAAGATACCTGGGCTTGCACAAGGAGCGGTTTTAAATGGTGGAGACCCATTCTTAGCTTTTCTAAATGATCAACCACGAGGGCAAACAAATATTGAAACGCCTTTATCAACAATGGTACAAGCGTTTAAAACAGCGATCTATGAAACTGGGTTAGATTCTGGCACTACCGTAAACATTCGTGCATCAGGTGCAATGGGCGAACTTATAAGAAAACTAAACTTGGAACTTGATGATGAAAAAGAACGTGTTGGTAAATCGATGATAAAATTAATATAATTGAGGTGATTAATTAATGGCGCAATTTATAAATGGTAATGATACATTATTGATAGATGGGGAACCTTTTGGAGTTGGTCTTGTACAAATTACGAGGCATGCTGATGTATTAGATAAATATGCGCTAAGGACAATTGACGGCGATTTAAGGCGTGAGATACTCGGCATTTATTTTAATTATGAACTGACATTTGGTACTTTTTATGATATGGAACAATATGATAGGCTTTTTCAAAAATTGACTGAAAAGAAAGAGTTCCATATGATAACAATACCTACAAATACAGGATTTGATACGTATAAGGGGTATATTTCAAAGGTAAGAGATATAATCGAATATGTAAATGGAGAGGATCGAATAATAAGGGGATTGTCTTGTAGTATGGTTTCAAAAAAACCAACGAGGTAAAATATGAGACAAGTTGTATATAGTACAGTTATAAGAAATATATCGAATCAAATGAGGAAGTCACTCGCAAATAAAGTACTAAATGATTCAAGAATCTATGTACCACGAGACACTGGCCGTCTTGAAGCGAGTGGATATATAACAAAAGATTCAAGATACATAATATATGAGACACCATATGCAAGGTATCAATGGTATGGCAAATTAATGTTAACTAGAGACGGAAGGGCTTTGGCGAGGAGAGGTGAAAGAAAATATCTTACCAATCGAAATTTAAACTATAACCGTAGCAAAAATCCAAAAGCAGGTGCTTTGTGGGTAAAGAGGTGTGTGGATGATAATAAACAAAAATGGATTAGGGAGCTTCAGGAGGAAGTATGATGATAAATAGCCCTATTTATGTGATATATTCACGAATTTTAGATCTTATAAACGAATGTCCATTTATACCAGAACAAATTAAACAAACTGGTGGCGTAATGTTATGTGAAACCAACGAACGCAAAACCGGGATGAGTGTATTATTATCTGTTAATTCGTCATCAATAAAGACTTTAGTGTGTGGTGAGATTGAGTGCATTGTAGATATTATTTTTTATTATCGTGGTTTATTTGTAGGGAATGAGCCAAAATTAGATGCAATTAATTTAGTATCTTCAATTGGATATTGGCTCGAAGGTGCCGAAATATCTTATGAGGGCGAAGAAACAAGTATTCTTGATTATTATCCAATCCAATTTAATAGTGGTGAGATAGTAAGGATGCAAATTAGTGAACATGCACATATATCTAGACGTTTTGAAGATGATTTTTTTCAGGTAGAACAAACAGTGCAGGCGATCACAAGATTTGCAAGTTGACAAAAATTAAAAAAGAGGTATAATAGTAGCGTAGCCTATTAGCGGGCTCATTATGCTTTATTTATAATGTTTCCCACGTTTGCGGCGTGGGCGTTTCTTTATAAATTTTGATATTAGTATTATTTTAATTATAATATCTAATATATCTTTTATAATTCGAAACATTCAATCACCTCCTCTCTACCTTAAACTAAGGAATAGAGAAGAAATGAGCCCAACGTCTTAGACTACGCTAAAGACATAATAAACTATTGACAAAAATTAAAAAAGAGGTATAATAGTAGCGTAGCCTTTAACGGGTTCGTTATCTTTTAATTATTACTTGAATAATAACTACTACCGTGTTTGCGGCACGGTAGTTCGTTTTTTTCGCTTGTCTATTCTCCAAAATTAAGAAGATAATTTGGAGAACGATAAACAACAATTGAAAAACGGATAAAATAATCCCGAACATATATCATCACCTCTTTCTCCAACTAAGAAAGTTAGTAAAGAAGGAATGAACCCGTACTTCAAGACTACGCTAAAGCCAATAATAAACTATTGACAAATTAATTAAAAGTAGTATAATAGTAGCGTGACCTGGAAACGGGTTCATCAAAATTTATTTTTTATTTTGACGTCCGCGTTGCTTCCGCGGGCGTTTCTTTATAAATTTTGACAAATTAATTGAAAGTTATATAATAGTAACGTAGCTGGTAAAACAGCTTGGTTATTCAATAAAAATTATAATAACCGTCACTTGTTCAGGGCAACGGTTATTATTTTTTTGTTTTTCTTTAAATTTTTCAATTAAATAAAGAATAAATTGAGCTAAATCAATTAAAAACCAAAATAACTCCAAAAACATAGTTATCACCTCCCTTAAAAGGGATGTATTGATAACCAAACCGCGCCTATACCAACTACGTAAGATTAATTGTAGCACACTTGACAAATTAATTGAAAATGGTATAATATATAGTATAAAGGTTAATAGGAGGTATTATATGACATATGAACTAATAAAGAAGAACTTTGATAGAGGGCTGTGGAGTGAAAAACAGTTAGAGCTAGCAAAGACAAGAGGTTTTATTACAGAAAAACAATATAAAGAAATAATAAGTAGTAAAAAATAGATTAGTCCCACGCTTTCTTGCGTGGGAATTTTTCATGCCGAGCCGACGTACGATGGCATCCGGTCATCCGGGCCATTAAGGTCTTCATAAAATTTTATAAATTCATTTACCTTGTTAATTGTTAATTTATCAAGTTCATAATATTGAATATTCATAGTAATATCATGTCTAAATTTCATACCATGAGATACCATAAATTCTTTAATTTCTTTTTTAATTCTTTCCCGTTCACTACCTAGAGTAAAATCTTCATCATTTAGACTATACCTGGGGATTTTGCAATCATAAGGCATAGTAGAGATGATTCTTTGAATTGAGCGCAAATAGGTTTTTTTTTCTATTTCATTTAATTTTGGATTATTATCAATTATTAACGAACAGATTTTTTCATATATCGCAAATTCTTCTCTAGCCTCGTCCAACTCAACTAGAGCTTGATATTCACCATATTTCCTATTAGGATCTCTAAGGACTTCAGATAGCCATTTCGTGTGTCTTTCATACCTTT